GTAGATGTCAAAACTGGTAAGCCCTGTGGTCGTTCTAAGGGTGAAAAACGAGGTTATCCTGCTTGCAGACCAAAAAAACGTGTATCAAGTAAGACACCTAAGACAGTAGGGGAAATGACCGCAGCAGAAAAAGCTAGGTTTAAAAGAGAAAAAACTGGTAGCAAAAAAATAAGTTATCAACATAGACGTAAAAAGAAGAAGAAATAGCTGTGAAAGTTGCAGTTTCAAGGTAATATATTGTTATAAGTAAATTTTTCTTGAAATCATGGCATTTTTTCGTGGTGAAGAAGGCTCTGTATCATTTGATAACGGAACTGGAACAGTTGGAGCTATAGCTTCTACAACAGCTTGGACTTTAGATACAACAAAAGACACATTAGAGACTACTTCTCATGGTGCGACCTCAAGAAGTTTTGTTGGTAGCTTAATTTCTGGTTCTGGTACTGTTGATCTTCTTTATACAGCGACATCTGGAGATGATACTGCTGAAATTATTAGTGATGTATTAACAACAGAAGATGCTGGCGATGCTACATTCAATCTATTTTTAGATACATCAGGTACTAAAAAATTAAGTTTTAACGCAATTATTACAGGAACTACATTTAGTTCTACTGTTGGTGATATTTCTACAGTATCAGTTAGTTTTGTAACTAATGGTGCTATCACTTCTGCTATCTGATGCCTAAAAAATCTTATTCAGCAAAACAGCGTAAACTTGCTGCTGTTGCTCCACCACGGGATAAGATTACTGGTGCTGATTTAAAAAAATTAAATGCCAAAAAGAAAAAACGTAAAAAGAAGTGAAACTTACTACTCGCCAAAAAAATAAACTTGAATTACATTCTGAGCACCATAGCGATAAGCACATGGAGTTTATGAAAAGGCGAATGAGAGCAGGAGATACTTTTACCCAAGCCCATAAAAAGGCACAGGCAAAGGTGGGGAAATGAAAAAACGTAAAGGTGTTAGTTTATCTGTAGGTAGAGGCGAGAAATCTAAAAAAGGTGGTCTTACTGCTAAAGGTCGTGCGAAATATAATCGTGCTACTGGTAGTAATTTACAAGCACCTGTTACTGAAAAAAATCCTACTGGTAAAAGAGCAGCCAGAAGAAAATCATTTTGTGCCAGAATGAAAGGAGTCAAAGGCCCAATGAAAGATAGCAAAGGGCGACCTACTAGAAAAGCGTTAGCATTAAAACGATGGAGGTGTTAATCAATGACTTATGCAATTCCTGGAAATATTAGAACCAATATAGTTTCATCTACTTCAGTAGGTGGTATAGATAGTCCTTTTACTAGAACAAGGTCTGTTTTAGATATGATGAAAGGATGGGAAATAATGAAAGCTGTTACTGAAGGCACTGAATATTTAAGAGAAAATAGTGAAGCGTTTTTACCATTAGAACCAAGAGAAGATTATGATGCTTACCTTGCCAGAGTAAATAGATCAGTATTTAGTCCATTTACACAAAGATTAATTAGAGCAGCTACAGGTTTAGTTTTAAGAAAACCAATAACACTTACTGGCGATCCTTATTGGACAGAAATGTTTAAAAAAGATGTTGATGGTTGTAAATCAGATTTAGATGAATATGCAAGAAGAATATTAATGTGTTCATTAACTTATGGTCAAAGTCATATTCTTGTTGATTATCCTGCTCCATCTGGTGCATTAAGTCTTGCAGAAGAAAGAGAACAAAACCGCAGACCTTATTGGATAGAAGTAGATCCTAATAATTTATATGGTTGGAGATTAGATAGAGAATCAAATTATGGGAATCTTATACAAGCTCGAATTGCAGAAAAGGCTGTATTGCCTGATGGAGATTTTGGAGAGAAAGTTTATGACCAGATAAGAGTAATAGAACCTGGTAAATACAAAATTTTTCGTAAAAAAGAACAAATTGAAGAAATGTATGATGTTTCTGATAATAGTGTGACAGGAAATTTCGGAATGGGATCGGCAGATAAAGATTATCAACAAGTAGAATCAGGAGAATTTTCTTTAGGCGAAATACCATTAGTTACTGTTTATTCTGGAAAAGTTGAAAATTTAGTAAGTAAACCACCTTTATTAGATATTGCATATCTAAACCTTGCACATTTTCAAAGACAGGCTGATTTGATTCATAGTTTGCACGTTGCATCTCAACCAATGCTTGTAATGGAAGGTTATGACGATCAGACAAAAGATTTAGCCATAAGTGTTAATTATGCGATGGCAACTCAACCAGGAAATAAAGTTTATTATGTTGAACCAGCTTCTAGTGCATTTGAAGCTCAGTCTGCTGAAATAAAAGAGTTACAAATGCAAATGGCAACATTAGGAATCAGTACACTATCACAACAGAAGTTTGTTGCAGAATCAGCAGATGCCCGTAGGTTAGATCGTGTAGACACCAACTCCATGCTTGCGATGGTATCAATGGAACTTGAACAAAAACTGCAAAAAGCCTTCAATCTCTCAGCCGAGTATGTTGGAATCGAACCACCAGAAGTAAAAATTAGTAGAGATTTTGATATTGAAAGATTAATTGGACAGGATATTACAGCATTAACATCTTTATTCGATCAACAAGTCATTGATAGAGAGGAATTTAGAGATATTTTAGTACAGGGAGAAGTGTTGCCTTCAGCGAATGAGGCTAATTCTGAATAGTTTGTTAAGATGATATATAAGTACATACATTTTTATGGCTAAATCTCTAGATCGGGTGCTTCAGCCTGACGGATCTTATAAATGGGAGGAAGTAGAACTCGTACATTCAACTAATGTAGTTGAACCAGTAGTTGAACCAGAACCCGAAGAAGTAGTTATTACTGAAGAACCAGTAGTTGAACAAACTAATGATTTTGAAAGTATGACAAAAAAACAACTTGAAGATTTTGGTCGTACTATCGGCATTGAGCTAGATAGACGACATAGCAAAAAAGTTCTAATTAAAGAACTTGAAGAAAAACTTAATCCAACAATTTAATCAAAAATGGCAATCGAAGAAAAAGTAATTCAGTCTGAGTCTGTGACTTCTGCTGAACAGCCTGTGGCTGAAACTGCTTCACAACCAACACAACCACAAGCACCTAATTTAGATTCTGTAAAAGCAGAATATGAACAGCAGTTATCTGCATTAAAAAAACAAGCTGCTGATGCTGAAGAAAAATTTAAAGGCATTAAAACTAAATTAGATGATGTCTATAAACAAAAAGAAGAAAAACGAACCAAAGAATTAGAAGATCAAGGACAATGGAAAACATTGTGGGAAGAAGCTAATAAAACGGCACAAGAAAAAGATCAACAGATTTCAACTTTGTCGCAACAATTAGAAGATATGAAAACTTCTAATGAAGTTGCATCTACAAAAACTACAGCACTTGCAGCTATCAGTAATCTTGGTGCGATAAACGCAGAGCAAACTTTGTCATTGTTACAAAATAAGTTACAAAAAAATTCAGAAGGAAAAGTCGTTGTTCTTAATGGTGGGGTTGAACAAGATTTGAATACTTATCTTTCAACCCTTAAGAATCCTGGTAGTGGTTGGGAACATCATTTTAAGCCAAGTTCGGCTGCTGGAATGGGTGCAAAACCAAGCCCTGTTGCAAATACTGGTGGAGGTCAAGTGAACCCCTGGAAAACGGGCAACCTCACTCAACAAATGCTACTATTAGAGCAAGATCCGCAGCTTGCAGCCGTGCTCAAGCAAGAGGCTCAAAAATAGTTAGTTTCTGTGAAATTAACCCCCTTATCCGTGATTAGGGTATCGCAAACTTAAAAAGGTAAATCTGAATGGCTGCTCCGTTTCAGAATTATTCTGGCGGTGTCCTATTAGCGGACATCGTTAAGAGAAATAATCTCAGCACATACGTTTCTGAAGCAATTAAAGAACGTAGTGCATTTATTAAATCTGGTGCTGTTGTGCGTAACGCACTTCTTGACGCATCAGAAGGTGGAACAAGAATCCAAGTTCCAGAATTTAACCCAATCGCACCAACTGAGGAAATCTTAGATGGTACAGCAACTTGGGGTACAAGTAACGCTGGTTATTTGACACCACAGAAGATTGGTACAGGAACACAGATCGCAACTATCTGTCATAGAGGTTTTGCGTATGCTGTTGATGATGTAGCTGTATTGGCTGCTGGTGAAGATCCAATGGGTCATATCAGAAACCAAATTGCAGATGCTATCAACAAGCTAAACTCTGCAAGACTATTTAGCTTGTTAGATGGTTTGTTTGGATCTACTTTTGGACCATTAGGTGCAAATGCACTTGATTTAAGTGTAGGTGCTGCTTCTGGTGCTGCTGAAGCAAATTTCTTAACAGCTTCTACAGTTGCAAGAGCAAGAAACCTTCTTGGAGAAAGAGGCGAAGAACTAGATACTCTAGTAATTCACCCAACTGTTGCTTACTACTTATATCAGGTTGGTATGTTAACTTTCTCTACTTCTGCATTATCAACTGGAACTGGCATCCAATGGGGTGGCGGTGGTGTTGGTGTTACTGAAACATCAATCGGTCAGTTCGCTGGAATGAATGTTGTAATTGACTCTCAAGTTAATACAGTTCAACCTGGTACTACAGGTCATCAAAAAGAATTCCGTTGCTACTTAATTAAGTCAGGAACAATTCTTGAAGGTGAGCAATCTCCACTAAGTATTGAATCAGATAGAAACATCTTATCTAAACAGGATGTTATGTCTGTTGATTACCATACTGCGTATCATGTTATGGGAACTAAGTGGACATCTGCTACAGATAACCCAACTAACGCACAGTTAGCTAACGATAACAACTGGGGAATCACATATGATGCAGACTTAATTCCTATTGTCGAGCTTATCGTCAATTCACCTCTTGATACTGGTACTAATCCTTAGTACTATTTAATTGGTGGTCAATAAACCTCATCAAATATTGGTGGGGTTTTTTCTTTACGCTACAATAAAACTAAATTACTTTATCAATCGTGGCAGCTACTATAAATGCAACTGTTAAAGGAGAAAATGCTAATAGTTATGTCACATTGACAGAAGCTAATAGTTATTTTGAAACAGTTCCAGATTCAACAACTTGGGATAATAAAACTGATGATCAAAAGAATAGATCATTGATAGCAGCTACCAGATGGATTGATAGTTTTGTTTACTATGGAAACAGATGTGATGATGG